ATTATAACAGCTACAAGTGGAGTTAAACAATATGAATTCTATAGAGTTCCATTCACAGATTTTACAGATAGAGATGGCAACTCATTTGCAACGGCTCAGGAATGCGCAGACTATATAACTGCTCAGGCGAATGTCGTAGGTCTTGGAGGTTCAGGTACAGATTTAACAGACGTCGTGACATGTGTAAAATTAGATGATACTAGCACGTCAATCATGTTTGATAATGGTCACGCTTTCGGAGTAAACACAATTAAAGCAGTAGATACAGGAGACGGATTGATTACAATCAAATCAGAATTAGGCGACATTACACACTTTACAAAACTAGACCCTTTAAACGTTTGTGATGGTGACGGCGTTACTATTCCGGGTGGACTCAGTGACGTTATAAACTACCTTAATGAGCTTTTTACTGTTGGGGCTTTTGAGGCTATTGTGATTGCTGACCCTTACTCTACAATGATTGCTGATGTTTCAGGGGTAGATACTTCAGTTAATTATGTTGGTTATGGATTAGACCCTGTAGGAAACGATGTTTTCGGTTCTACTAACTCAAACAGCCAGAACGGACTAAAGACAGTTGAAACAATAGACCAAGCAGGCGAGTATTTCACATTTGATATTAGAGTAGAAGGTGTGATAGGATTCGGATTAATTCATTCGCAAAGCTCATACGATAATGGATATTGGTCAGGTAACTCAGGATACGCTGACCCGACTAGATTCGGAATAGATAACTCAGCACATTATGGCTTTCAATTCTCTCATTGGTTTCACCCAACGCCTAACGGTTCGTGGACTAACTACGGAGCTAACACAGCTTACTCTATGCGAGCAGGTTGGTCTAACTTCAATGGCACTACTGAGCAGGCTGATTGGTTAGCAGGAAACCCTATAAAAGTAAGATGCGGAATTGATACGAACGGATTTATTTCTATCGAGACATTAAGAGACGGCACTGATTGGGTAGTACATGCAAGGACTAGCTATCCAATTCAACAGGGTTCTGAATTCCATTTAGGAATCAAAACTAACAGCACTAGCGCGAGAGTTTACAGCTTGCCAAAGGTTCATCTTTTAGAACCAGCTGCTCCTGTTATGAACTTCAGATTCATAGAGAGTCCAGATAACAATTTCGAATATCCATTATTTGCAACAGAGGAGGAGGCTAATTACTACGATGAGCAGAACGGAGGTACAGGTACATCTCACACACACACATACACAGATGACCCTACAGGCACAACGTGGTACATGCCAGATACAAACGGAGAGATGTCAGGAACGTCTGCACCGGCTGCTGATTTAACTCTAGGACAACCTGCATCTTATACAGAAATAACATCTTTATCTAACGCTGACCTGACTCCTGCACAGTTTTCAAGCTTAGACATCACACAAGAGGAAGGTACTAACGTGAATATCCAAGTAACACCAGCAGGTGCTTCATGGTCAACGAGCGTATCTATAACTCCTTCAGGTAGTGGTTTGGTTTACGATGGTTACTCTGTGATACAGGGAACACTTACAGATGTAGGCGCGGATACTACTTACACGATATCAGTAACAAGAGCCAACTCCTATGGAAGTACTACAGGCACAATGACGGTAACAGCTACAGATGTAACTCCTGTTCCGACTTTAGACACGCCTTGGACTAAAGCGTTAGATTTTAGTGGTTCTAGTGAACACACTAAGCAGGTATCTAACTACTCATCCAAGAACCCTATTTCAATGGGATTCACAGGTACTACTGTTGCTGCACATAGTTCGGATATAAGCAAAACTTCGGATGCTATCTACTCAAGACCTTGGGCAACTGTTATAGTATTTAAGGCTGACGGAAATAATTCCAATCAACATATTTGGAACTATGGAGAAGGTGCTAGTTCAGGAAATGACAACATTTATCTTAAGTTAGATGCTCAAAATCAGCTTCAATTTAATTGGGGTAGAGTTAATGCAGGTTCTTTGAATCAAATGAGAGTTGCGAGTGGAATTCAAACCAATACTTGGTATGGAGTTTATATAGCATATAAAGGTGCTAGGTATAGTAGCTCTGACGCAACAGCTAGTAATTTAGCTAATACTTTTGACGTTAGGCTTATGTCTTCAGGAGACAACTTCTCTGCTTTAAGTAATAATTTATCCACTATCAGTAATTGGACTTCTACAGGGGGTAGAATGGATAGAGCATTCGGAGGTAATTTAACTATCGGCGGTAGAGGCTCTAACAGAAGCTTTCACGGTAAAGTAGCTTCTATGGTTGTTACTACGCTAAGAGCTAACCAAGTAATGCCTACTGATAATGAGATTACGAAGATGATTACAGACCCTATTAAGTGGGTTAACAACTTCAAAGTTGGTAATGATTACAGAAGGGCTTCTTTTGGGTCAGCTAGTAGCAACTTCCAAATCAATCAAACTAACTCAGCCGAGGGTACTCAGGTGTGGTTAATGGGTGACGGTTCTCTTGACTCTTATGCTAATGGAATGAGAAATTACATTCAGACCGGAGACCAAAACAATACTAAAATGCAGTTAAATAGTATGGTGTCTAATGACATAGAAACGGTTAACATAAACGGATTAACATAATGCCTATAAACGTCAGAGAAGTAACCGGGGTAAGAGACGGTATCAATAGATTTGATGACCAAGGTCAGGGTGTGGTATCGGAGACGAATCAGGCCCAGACCTTTATTAATATCCTACAAAGTGCCGCGAAACATATCGAGCAAATAGTAGATAAATATTCAGATTTAAAACCCGGTTCTAGAGAGGAGGCTTTGGCTTTTGTACAAAGCTCAGAGGGTACTAGGTGGTTACCTTATACAGTTGGGGGTACTTACTATCCTCAAGGCTGGTACGTGTGGGACGCTGGTCAATGGATTACTAGCAAATCCAACATTGCTGAGGTTATAGATGCACTAGACGGCTCAACAGGAAGCACAGGCCCTCAAGGGCCTCAAGGAGAGCAAGGTATCCAAGGAGAGCAAGGCCCTCAAGGAGAACAGGGAGAGCAGGGAATACAAGGAGAACAGGGAATACAAGGGGAGACAGGTTTAAGAGGAGATACAGGCGCACAGGGAGAAGCCGGACAGAGTGCAGTAATGTCATTTTTTCAAGTTCAGGACGATGGGGTTACAGGCCAATTGACCACTAATAGCTTCGTAGATGTTGCTAATATATGGGACACTCCGACTCTAATGAGTTCAGATTTCTCATTTAATCAATCCACAGGCTTATTAACTGTAAACTCTGCCGGGGTCATTGAGATAGATGCTAAAATAGTATCCTATAATACATTAAACAACAGGCATGAGCTACATCTACAACTTCAAAAAAACGGAACAACATTGACGTCAGATGCTCAATACAGTTCAAGGAACAACGTCCAAAGGACAGGAGGAGCTTATATCTATGGATTTAAGGATTCTTGCAACATTGGAGACGTCTATAAGATAAGGACTAAGGATGTCGGAGTAGCTGCTGAAATAGGAAACGCTAACATCTCAGGATTCTCATATATATCAGCTAAATTATACACTTAAAAATCAATAAACATGTTTAAAAAAAGAAAGAGATTCTCTCCTAAAATAACAAAAGAACAATATAAAGAAATGACCGGACAAAGTTTAGGAGCTTTGAAAGGTCAAGGTGTCAGTGAAATCGTTAAAATTATCGACGTCAGGTCTATTATAAACGATAGAGAGGCAAATTAAAACATCTAACTAATAGATAGTTATTATAATATACACTTTTAAACACTTAGAAAAATGAAAGAACAAATTAACACAATTTTAAAAGCTGTAGGCCTAAAGGCTGAGGAGCTAAAACTAGCTGAGGCGAAGTTGAAAGACGGAGTAACGATGGTAGAAGCTACTCCAGACTTTGAAGCAGGTGCTGCGGTTATGGTTAAGACAGAGGATGACCAATTAATTCCTATGCCAATATCTGGAGAAGGTGAAGCTTACGAACTAGAAGATGGTCGTGCTTTTAACGTATTAGAGGAGGGCGTTATTAATGAAGTAATGGACGCAAAAGAAGAAGAAAAAGAAGAGGAAGTGAAAGAGGAAGAGGCAACAGAAGAACCAGCCGAAGAAGTTGAAGCTTCTGAGGAAGTGCGCCCGGCTAAATCTATCATTGAGTCAATCGTTAAAGAGACTAAATTCTCAAAAGAAGAGGCTTTAATTGAAGCATTAACTGCTGAAATCACAGAATTGAAATCTCAGCTTGAAGCTACTGAAAAGGTTGAAGAGGTAACTGAGGATGTAATTGAGGAAGTAGAGCTTTCAGAGGTTAAGCCTATCGCTCACAACCCAGAGCCAAAAGCAGAGGTGAAACTTCACACTTTCGGAAAATCTAGACGTAGAGGAGTAAAGGATTCAGTAATGAGTAAAATCGCAAAATTAAACAAATAATAAATTAACAAATAAAAAACAAAACAATGGCAACAACAACATCAATCACAACATCATATTCAGGCGAGGCAGCTTCAGGATATGTAGCGGCAGCACTTTTGAGCGCTAACTCTATCGAGTCAGGAGCTATCACAGTAAAGCCAAACATTAAGTACAAAGAAGTATTGAAAAGAATCTCAACTGACGGTCTTTTGTCTGACGGTTCATGCGATTTCGATGCTACTTCTACTATTACAATCGATGAGAAAGTATTGACTCCAGAGGAATTCCAAGTTAACTTACAACTTTGTAAGCAGGATTTTCGTTCTGATTACAACGCTGCTGAGATGGGATACTCTGCACATGATGAGCTTCCTAAATCTTTCGCTGATTTCTTAATCGGACATGTAGCTGCTAAAGTAGCTGCTAAAATGGAGACTACAATCTGGTCAGGTTCTACGAGCAATTCAGGAGAATTCGACGGTTTCGAAACTTTGCTTTCTTTGGACGCTGAATTGCCAGCTGCTCAAGAGGTTGCAGGTACTACTGTTAACGCTGGAAACGTTGTAACGGAGCTAGGTTCTATCGTAGACGCTATTCCTTCTCGTTTGTTCTCAGAGGACGGCCTAATGATTTATGTATCTCAAAACATTTACAGAGCTTACTTGCGTTCTTTGGGTGGATTCGGCGCACAAGGCGTAGGAGCTGCTGGTGTTAACGGACAAGGTAACAACCAAGACCTAGGTGCTTTGATGTTCGACGGTATCTCTTTGATGGTTTGTAACGGAATGAGCAATGATACTGCAATCGTTACAACTAAAGATAATCTTTTCTTTGGCTGCGGCATCTTAAACGACGCTAATGAAGTGAAGGTCCTTGACATGAGTGACGTTGATGGAAGTCAAAATTGTCGCGTAGTGCTAAGGCTAACAGCTGCTGTACAGTATGCTTTTGCTGGTGACATCGTTACTTACGGAATCACTAACTCAGCTAACTAGAATTATTAACTAATACTTTAAAGGGGTGGGTAAAGCACCCGCCCTTTTTTGTATTCTAAAACACTTAAAAAAATGGCATGTGATACACTAACAACCGGACGAGTAGAATCTTGTAAGGACTCTGTCGGAGGACTTAACAACTTGTACTTCATTACTTATGGAGACGCTCCAATTTCTGGAATTGTTTACAACACAACAAATGAGGATGTAATTGATACTATCGGTTCATCTGTACAATCTTACAAGTATGAATTGAAAGGTACTTCATCTTTTGAGCAGAATATCGTTTCTTCAAGAGATAACGGTACTACTTACTTCGAGCAGGTTCTTAACGTTTCTCTTAAAAAGCAGGATTTAGCTACTCATAAAGAAGTTAAATTATTGGCTTACGGACGTCCTCATATCGTAGTAGAAGATAACAATGGAAACTTCTTCTATTGTGGACTCGAGCATGGTGCTGATGTTTCTGGAGGTACTATCTCAACAGGGGCTGCATTTGCAGACGCTTCAGGTTACAATTTAACATTCACAGCAATGGAAAAATTGCCTGCGAATTTCTTAAACGCTACTGACGAAGCAGGATTAATTACGGCAGGATTAGTAATTAACTAACACCGGATTAACCAATACCTTGAGAGGCTCTGCATTTATTGTAGGGCCTCTTTTGGTTTGTGAAACAATATCTTATTTTTACGGTCTTTATAGTATGATAATACTAAAGGAATCCATACTTACACAGACTTTTAAGATTATTCCGAGAGCTATGGAATGCGATAGAATAGAGGTTGTGAATTCAGCAGAGGGTACATCAGAATCTGTAGATGTAACGCCTTTAATAGACCGGTACTTTTTAGAGATATCAGCTATTCTGGATATTAAAGAAAACAACTTTTACACTTTAAACGTATATAACGGTACAGATATAGTATTTAAAGGTCGTATTTTTTGCACTAATCAGCAAGTAAAGGATTACACAGTAAATAAAAATACCTATACCGAGCAAACAAGCACAAATGAATTTGTAATATTAGACTAATGGAGAACAAAGAGAATATACATATCTTAAATTTATCAACTTACTCACAGCCTGCAATCATAGAGGATGGAAAAAATGATTGGATTGAGTACGGTGACGACAACCTACACTATGATTTCTTAATTGATAGATATAAAAACAGTGTGACTTCTAACTCAATTATCAATAACGTATCTAGACTGATATATGGTAAAGGTTTAGGAGCTTTAGATGCTTCTAAAAAGCCTAGTGAATTCGCACAGATGAAGGCATTATTCAAACCGAAAACTTTGAGAGCTTTAGGATTCAATGAATACATGCTAGGGTGTGGGGTGATACAATGTATTTTTGACGAAAAGCACACCAAGGTCGTAAGAGTTGAGGCTGTAAAGACTAAACACGTTCGCCCAGCTAAATGTAACGAAGATGGAGAAATAGAGGCTTATTACTACTCTGATAATTGGGAAGAGACTAAAAAGTTTCCACCTAAGAGAATTCCAGCTTTCGGAACTTCAAAGGAGAGAATAGAGTTCCTAGTTTACGGTAAAGATTCTATTGACCTTAAATACTTCTCAGAGGTAGATTATCAGGCGGCTATACCTTACGCAGTTCTAGAGGAGGAGATATCTAAGTTCCTTATCAATGATACCCTAAATTCGTTTTCGGGGTC